GTGGGTTGTGGAATAGAGACCGCAATGGTTCATCAAATATCTACAAAATAGCAGATAATGCGATAAATAACATAGAAAGACCAAGTTATTTATGTAGAGAAACGAGTAATCAAGGCGCTTTACCGAGTGTCTATAACCAAACTTTACTACGAGTATGAAAAGACTCAACTTTGAACCTCTTAATTTTTTAGCACTTTTGTGCGGATTTAAATGTTCAAAGGTGTAAATATGATAAACAAAGAGAAAACTCTAACATGAAATAAAGAAATAACCATTGATTCATAATAGTATGAGTTCTAGTTCAAAAAAAATCAAAAGTATCGTCATGTCCGGCGGCGGGAACGTGGCATTCACGTTCTACGGCGTCTTGCGCGAAAGCCACAGTTCCGGCATATGGAATTTCGACGACGTGGAGGCATATTACAGCACATCGGCAGGGTCAATCATCGCGGCAATGATGCCGGTAGCCAAACATCTCGGATGGGAAATCATGGACGATTTCATGCTGAAACGGCCGTGGCAAAAACTATTCGAATTCAGCCTGACTACCATCGTGGCGGCTTACCAGAAACAGGGCATGTTCGACGAAACCATCACCAAAAAGATATATGAACCGCTTCTATCGGCAGCCGACCTTAGTATAGACATTACATTATCCGAACATCACGCATGGTGTGGGAAGGACATGCATTTTATCGCGTGCGATTTGACCAAGATGGAAATCGTGGATTTGAACTGGCGCACGCATCCGGACTGGCGGCTCACAGATGCCGTGTATTGCTCGATGTGCCTACCCATGCTGTGCGTGCCACATAAACGCGATGGCCATATTTATGCGGATGGAGGAGTGATGTGTAATTTTCCGGTGCATCAGTGTTTAGCGGATGGATGGGACGAGACCGAGATATTAGGCATTGATGCCAGTAAATATGATATATCCAGCAATACGCAAGAATTTGATACAATCACGGATTATTTGTTGTGGTTGCTTGTGTGTGCGTGGCGCAAGATATCTGCTCCCAGGAGGAAAATCCCGTATCATTTGCATATTAAAAAAGAAAAAGAATACGCGAGCATTTACGACATTTATTTGAGCACAAGCAGTTTAGAAGAACGAACGAAATTGGTGGAAAATGGAAAACAGCGGGCTCGCGATTTTTACGAGAAGACATGGAACTCGAAAACGGAAATGCAAGACGCAGAAATATGAGGGATGTATATTTCGGCTTATATTTTAGATTACTATACAATAATTAAATGTCTTTAGCAACAACTGCTGCAACATGGACAATTGATGATATACCGCCTCCAGTGGCGTCTAAAAAACGGCAATCGACGGTTCGGACAGCTACTGAAATGATTGGCGTGTCGGGCAGTTCAGCATTTGAATCGGAGAGACAACTTCCAAAATTGACCCATCCCACGGTCGAGGCCCACCCCGATAGGCCAAATGGCCACACCTCAGACGAAGGACTTGGTGGTCTTATTAAGATACAAGAGAACAATGAAGGCCGACGGGTGAGAGTGAATCAACTCTTGGACAAATTGACGTCGAATGGATCAATAGAAGGTTTAGTCGATTATGTTCCACAGCCGAGTCGCAATATGCACGATACTTCGTTTCACAGTGCTTCGTCGCACAGTACTTCGTCGTCGCATAAAGATATGTATTTGCCTAAGACGGACCCAGTGCAACTTTATAAACTCCCGGCGATTGATCGGACACACGGCAATTATGTCCCTGCAGGAATTAGCCCCGCGAATTCATTCGGCGCTGCATATACGCCTGCTCATACAGGGGGGCCTCATCCTGTGAAAGACGATAAATTATTGGAAAAAATCAACTATATGATTCATTTGTTGGAAGAGCAGAAGATGGAGAAAACGAACTATGTGATGGAAGAATTCGTGTTATATACGATGTTGGGGGTGTTCGTCATATACGTGGTGGATTCGTTTTCCAGGTCGGCCAAGTATATCAGGTAGCGGCCTCCCTTTACATTAAACCGTCGATTGCTAAAAATTGAAATGAATAATGTTGAATCATTTCAATTCAACAACCCAACACTCATATAAAACTCGACAACAAACGAAATGTTAAACAACGTCAGCTACGAAACACTTTCCACTATTGTGAATGACATCACCACCGATTATTTAGCTGAAAACCAGCACGTGGTTTTAATCGCCTGCGATTTCATGCATAAATACAATATCAATATCACTCTAGTTGTAAATGTGTTTATAGTGTGCTTAATCATCGCATATCAAATCCACTCGTTGCGCAACGAGTTCAATTATCGCATGACGGAAGAGGTGTATAGGTTTATTGACGAAAACGAATTCAGACATTTGAAAATGATGGACGATATGCACGCACGCATTACGAAGCTCCAGGATGAGCATATACAACAGGATATGACGATGTATGAACGCATTCGCAATCATCGCCACAAAGAGTTGCTCGGACGTATCTGCATGTATCTCGACCTCTTTCATAAATATGCCAGTGGCGACAAATTCAATCTGTTATTCAATTTGTCCGACGACATTGCGTACTTGAATCCAAGCGCCGAAGGCGCCGTCATAAAGAAATATTTCATGAAATTCTTGGTCTGGAACCACACCTCCAGACGCCAGATTTTATATCCGCTGAACTTGGCATATGCACCCAACGTGTATGCTGAGACCACGCGAAATATTCGCACCTACGCCGATTCGATGCCCGCTAACACAACCAAGGACTTAACCCAGTTCCGCGAAGAGGTCGAGACCAATTACAGCGAATTATTCAGTTTCCCCGTTATTCGCGCGCCCAAAGAAACGCAGATCGATTTTGAGATATCAGTGTTTGAACATCTGGACGAATGCTTAGGAGGATGCTACAAGACATACAATATGTATTGCAGTGCCGGATTAAATTAGGTATAAAAATGTAAGCATAAAAATGTAAGTATAAAAATATGATAATCATATTTTTATTAACAGGGAGCCTATGCAAGTTTCTTCAACGGAATCTTGGCATCGACGATGTAGATGGAATTTTCAGTCGAAATCACATACTCCTTGTCACCAACACGACTAATGCTGGCAATAGGACTGGTGTATTCTTGCTCATTGCGAACCAATATCTTGTCAGTACCGCGGAACCCAATACTAACACTCTTGTCGATCGAGCCCATCCAATAATCCATCATGATTGGCTTGTCTTGTTCAATTGCGATTTTAGCGGCTTGTTGCATAGTTGCTGGATCGGGAAAACGATAAATAGCTTCATTTGAAGAGGCAAATCCACTCATTTTGTTATTATGTATAATCTGTTAGAGCAGATTACTTTAACTATTTTTACGCACAAATCTTCCTAAATTCCAGGAACCCGGATGAACCTCCCTTATTTAGGAAAGGCACTGCGATTATTCCGGGGACGATTTTGGTAGTAGTTTTCACATCATATACTAAAATGTCTTCAACCGCCGAATATATCGATAAATACGTGTCTCTCGTTATGGAGTATCTCCAACTATGCTCCAACTCAGAAGCAATCAAAACCTCTGACATATCAAGCTACATCGTCTCCAGCGGTTTGACGGCGATCGACCATATATTTTCGCTGGCGTACAGTATCACCAATGATTTAGACGCGACGGGTAAATACGTGAATCGCGGAATCTGCTATTTCCACGAGTATTTAGACCAACTCAACCGGTCGGGCATGATACAAAGTGTGGATTGCGGCGACATTGTGAAGTTCGTGTATAGCAAAACCGTGAGCGAGCTATACACGGGCAATAACAATACATTCAAAGACGGACATAAGCATTGCATATCGCCATCCATCGTCGGCACGATTCTGTGGTGTTCCAACCCCAATATCACCAATTTGCATCGTCACGAAATAGCATACATGTATCTATTGCCCACATTGGAATATATCTCAACCAAAAGCGCGTCGAACCCGTATTACTCTCCCGAAATCATCCAACTCATTGCCGATTTGCAAGAATGGAATCCCGCGATGGAATACGCCGAGTATTGTTTGTTGTTAATGTCGCTAGTCAAACAGTTCAAACGCTCTAAACAGGGTTTCACCGACTCAGTAATTCGGGAGAAACGCATATATATGATTGCTAACTGGAGGGGGATGGCGCTTGACGATATTTTAACTTTGGAGGGATATAAAACCATCGGGGATATCATACACTTTAGACCAGATGCAAAATGAGGAGAGACATCCAATGCACATCAAATAATAAACTTCGGGAGATAAACATATAAACTCAACATTCGTGTTGAATCTATATGCCCAACCATTACGAATCTCTGGGCGTCGAACCGACCGCCACCGAAGGCGAAATCAAAAAGGCATATCGTTCATTGTCTCTCAAATTCCATCCCGACCGCAACCCATCTCCCGAAGCTAAATCCAAATTCCAGGAATTTGGCGAAGCCTACGAGATTTTGAGCGACTCTGCTAAAAAACAAGAATACGATGACGGGTTGGCCGGCCGCCGTCACGGCAACGTGGTCGAGATGGACGACGCCGACCTGCAAAACATTTTCAGCATGATGTTTGGGTTCGGCGGAGGTATGCCAGGGGGTGGAATGCCTGGACATAGTGCCCATTTTTTCGATCCGCGCGCGCATTTGTTTCGCCAAATGCAACTTCCGCCGCCCATCATCAAAACCATCGAACTTACATTGCAACAGGTATATGCCGGATGCAGCATTCCCATCGAAATCAATAAATGGAAGATAGTGTCGGGAGATGGAAGAGACGTAAAAACGTCAATGACCGAAACGATCGGCATCACTATCCAACCCGGCACCGAATCCAACGATGCGGTTGTAATACAGGGCATCGGCAACGAATCCGGCGGGCAAATGGGCGACGTCAAGCTGGTTTTTGTCATTTTACCCGATGTGGATGCGGCGGGTATTGCGCGATTCGAACGCAGAGGGCACGATCTGTGGTATAAACGCACGCTTAAATTGAAAGAGGCATTGTGCGGGTTTTCGTTCGAGCTGGAGCACTTGAACGGGAAGCGGATTTCGCTCACAAACGCGAGCAGTCACGCCATCGTCTCTCCCGGATTTAAGAAAATAATTCCAGGGTTGGGGATGGTTCGTAACGGCGTCGCCGGCAATTTGGTTATTGAGTTCGATGTCAAATTCCCCGACGCCTTGACCACCGAACAAATCGAAGTCCTTGCAGCCACACTTTGATGTTATAGATTTTTGGTAATCATAATTTATTTACATAAAGTATAATTATAATGCCCAGAACCGCCAGACAAGTGAAGAAGAAAATTGATGATTTTACCAAGTGCAATAACAACTATAAAGCTGCGTCCCGTAAATGGATCAAATCTTATGCGAAGTTTAGGAAACTTTTAAACAGTAGTCCAAGTAAAGACGCACCTTACACCAAAGGAAATTTGAGCAAAGCTGCTACCGCAGCAAACAAAGCTGCTAAAAAAGACGATGCGGCAGCACATAAACTTCATGCCAAATGTGAAAAAATGTCGGTTGATTTAGTCGATATAAAGATTGAAATGGAAACCGATATAAAACAAATCAACCACGCGTTTGACCGTTTTGATATCGAACCCAGAGATTGGGCATCCAATACGTCAAGCGTCCGTCGTGCGTGGAAGGTAGATGATTCCAAATAATTCGCTTCACGTTTTAACGTCCATTCCGGAAATATAATTTAAAGTTTATTTTGTATATTAATGAAAATATCCAAAATATACGAATCGCCCGACGGCACTGAATATTACGGCGTGTTTGATCGCACGCGATTGCTGTCCATGCATCCGTCCAAAGAAGCCGCTCTATCGTGGCACCCGGAGCCCATTGTACGCGATGATAATGATAATGATAATGAAATGACCCGGGCCCAACAGACGGCATTGGCCAAACAAATCCGCGACTACTCTTTAGACGAACTCGTAGCCGACTTTGCAAAACTGCAAAAAATCGGCAAAACCGCGGGAGAACAATCCCCCCGCGCCAAAGCGGGCAACAAAATCGTCGATGCATTCACGTTCGTTGAACGGCTGAACACGGTGAGCAGCAAAGGCAAGAATCTGAACTTTTTCAATTTTTGGCAAAACCGGGCCAAATACGAATCGCGCGAAAACATCCGCAACTTCATGGAATACCAGAAACGGGACCGCGACCCCACCAAGATACAGGCCATGTGGTATAACGTGTATCGCCTGTACTACGGCTCCATCAACATTTTCAAACCGCTGTTCGCTATGGACCATTATTGCCGATACCACTCGCGCGTAGCGGTGCTCGACATCACCATGGGCTGGGGGGGACGCATGGTCGGCGCGTGTGCCCTCGACCTCCCGAAATACATTGGCGTTGATGCCAACCGCAATTTACGCCCGCTACTGCAATCTATGGCCGCGTTTTTGCGGGAGAGGAGCACCACCGAAATCGAGCTGTATTTCCAAGACGCGCGAACGCTCAACTACGGCGAAATCGAATACGATATGGTATTTACCTCGCCGCCGTATTATAACCTGGAAAAATACACGGGGGTGCGGACGTGGCCGTCCAAAAATAAATGGGACGAGGAGTTCTACTGGCCAATCTTTTATTTAGCGTATAAAGGACTCATGCCCGGTGGCCATTTTTGCGTTAATGTGAGCGGCGAGATTTACAGCCGGGCCATGGTTCCGCTGTTGGGCGAAGCCGACGAGAAATACGAGTTCCAGCGCGAATCGCGCGGGGTGGAACGGACGCCGGAATATGTTTATATCTGGAAGAAACCATCTACAGAAACTAAATAAATGGTATATTCGATTGACTATATGTTTAAACAATTGACAAGTTCGGGAGAGAAAGACATAGTTCTGGATAAAACCCGCAATTTGTCGCAGACAATATGGGCACTATTGGTGCCGCAAAATAAACAGTACGACGTGTTTTATGACATTCGCGCGTACATTCCATACCAGCAGCAGTTGGCGGAGCTGGTGCCGGAAATACGCAAATACTGCTGTTACGACGACAGCGTGGCGTGGCTGTCCGACCTGAAAAACGAGATATATAGGTCATCGAAAATAGAGCATTATCGGTTTTTAAATTCGGATTCGGGAGAGAAACTGTACTTGTCCATCGACAACCCAAACTGCCGTATCCATTGGTCATTCAAACGCAATTCCAATTAATATGCAGTTGTATTTTATAGCATGTATATTATCAAGAATAAAAATGTAAATATCATCATTATCTCCTTTTTTGTATTCGTGTTTTTGAATCTAATCGAGAACTTAATACACTACAATATCGGAAGACACACGGAAAATGACGAATTCATTGTCATCACGAATCCTCCTTATCGCGATTGGTTTAAAATCACAGTAATTATGGTCATATTTGGGCTATTGCAAGGATTCTTGACATATTATTTGAATTATTTGTGAATAATAAGAATAAATGGCTTGGATAAAATAAAGACTCGCCTCTATTCTTATGTAGTTATGCAATCCCAAACATCGAGCACCCTTGAAAATGTACCGTGGATCGAGAAATATCGCCCCACCCATTTTGACGGCATCGTGCTGGACCCGATGAACCGCGAATTATTCAACAATATGCTATCAAATCGCACATTTCCGCATTTGCTGTTTTACGGGCCACCGGGCACGGGCAAGACGACCACGATTATCAATCTGATCAACGAATATCAGACTGTCGCCGAGACGAAGACGTTCGTACTGAGCAACAAACGCAAGGAAAACGTTATGCATCTCAACGCGTCGGACGAGCGCGGCATTGATATCATACGCATACAAATACACCAGTTTGTGCGGTCGAAGAACCTGTTTGAGTCGGGATTCAAATTCGTCATTTTGGACGAGGTTGATTATATGACCAAGAACGCGCAGCAGGCGCTGAAGACGCTTATACAGACTTGCCGTAACACCGTGCGGTTTTGTTTGATTTGCAATTATATTAGCAAAATCGACGATTCGCTAAAGAACGAGTTTATTTGCGTGCGGTTCAACCAACTACCGAAAAAGGAAATCCGGCAGTTCGTGTCGAATATCGCGGAGAAGGAGGGGGTTAAACTGAACGACGACGACATAGACGCGATACAGGAAATGCACAAATCCGATATACGGAGCATTATTAACTTTATGCAGTTAAACCATCAACACATACAAATGCAAAACATGTCGGTTAGCCATGCGACGTGGGCGGACATGAGAGAAGTGATACGTAACGGGGAAAAATACCGGTTGGTGGAGTTTGTGAGAGATACATGTACCAGATACAACATAGATGCGCGGAGCTTGCTCAATAAATACTTTAACTATGTTGTCAGAAATTTGGAGGACGAATTGACGCCCGAATTTCTGAATACAGCCGAGAGCATCGTGCATGCGTCAGATGAAACGCCGGTCGAGGCACTGATGGCTCGACTTATGAGCTTGTAGCCGGTTTATAGTAAGTGCGCATGCGCTCCTTTAACGTATTCGTGAAAATGCCCGGCGGAGTTTGCGACATCATCGAGGGATCAAACATCGACGAATTATTTTTGAGAGCGTAATTCATCGGGCTAGTTTGTTCAATCGGGTGAATCTCGACAATTGCAAAAGGATTAATCTCGACAGTCTTTTGGCGAATATGTGCGGATAGCATGTTGATCTTAATATATACTAGAATATCCATTTATCAAAGAACTTCCGCGTATCGTGCAATTTCTGCAACACTCCCAATATTATGAGTGTTGCAGAAAATGAGAAAAATGAAACTATTTAAACAGCATAAAGAATAGATTATATAGAACATAAAGACCTTGAACTTATTACTAAATAAATCTTAACTCAAAAAACAACATGACAACTGTAGATGATGAGTGGGCTACATTTATCCGATCGCAATCTCAAATGAGTTGGGGAATTCCAACCCAGATGGAACCGCAAAGGTCAAATGCAAAGGCATCAAAGGCTGCTTTAGTGCCAAAGGTACTTCCTCTATTGTCGGAAACTGAAGACGAAACTGAATCGGACGAAGCTGAAGTAGAGAGTGTAATCGCGGAATGTGGAAAATTGTATATTTCCACCAAAACAAAGGTACTCTTCCTAAATAAGTCCGGAATCGATTTGAATGCATTATTTTGGAGCGTGCCGGTCATCGAGTATTGGCGTCCGGTAGAAGGTGTGGTAAATAAACAAATCAAAATCGAGTCCAACTCCATCGAGGAGTACGATGAATTAGTAACACGCCTAAAGACTATCGCGTATTATACCGAAACCGCCATCAAACAAATCAACAACCCGTCGGCGCGTCGAATCAAGTTTAAGGACCAACGCAAAATTACCGTGGGGGTGTGCAAGAAAGACATTATGAACTGCCGCGGCCGTGTGCGCAAAGCGTTCGACAACTGTTTTGCGATCATCATGCGATACACAACGTCGGCTAACGCGTTCCGCGAAATACACGTGAAGATATTTGCAACGGGCAAGCTGGAGATTCCGGGCATATTGAACGACGAAATGCTGCAGAAAACGCGCGAGATGTTGATTGCGGTGTTGCAGCCGTATTTCGACGAGCCGTTGGGGTTTTTGGATGTGAATCCGGAGGACAATGTGCTGATTAACTCCAACTTCAACTGCGGGTTTTACGTGAATCGCGACAAACTGTTTGGCATTTTGCGCGAAAAATACGGGGTGGAGACTTCGTTCGACCCGTGCATTTATCCTGGAATAAAATGCAAGTTTTATTTCAATCATGAGCTGGGGTTCGACGAGGAGTTGCAGCGAGGCGTGATTACAGACGCAGACTGCGGAATGAAAATGAGTGAGCTGAATGTGAATAAGAAATACAACGAGGTGTCGTTTATGATATTTCGCACTGGAAGCTGTCTCATCGTCGGCAACTGCACCGAAAAAGTTCTCACGTATGTGTATGAGTTTATAAAGAAGGTGCTTATGGCCGAACGGGACGTGATTATAACCGCGAGCGAAGAACAACAGGTAAAGAACAAGAAACCGAAACAGAGGAAGCGCATGGTGTCAATGACGGCAGACTATTTCAGGGTCCATTCCGCGTAGGGGATGCATTACCCAGCATGTTGCCCCAGTATAAAGACAATTTCCGTTTTTTCAATGTCTTTATATTTTTCGATATTTACAGATAAATCGAAATCAATCGGCCGGGAAATGCAGTTTGACCCATCTCTCTCATGTCCCCATCTATCCATTGTTAATATGTCTTTTAATGGAACTAATAATGGTTTATCCAATAAACATCCATTATCTAAAGTGGGGATTAATACAGTACAATAACCTCGGGATTTATAATACGACCCTCTATTCGTAAATTCGGTTGTTAAATATTCCTTGAAATCTACAGCATTTGTCGGACGATTATTGCCGCCTACAATTGTCGAGAACACGTCGTTAAAGTATTTGTCGCCGTCTTCAATAAACCCACCACTCAACAATTCTAATATTAATGTAAAATTCGTTTCATTAATCTGCGATACGAGATCGGACAATAATATCTTTATACCAATAGACGCTGACGCAGTTTCACACCTTCCCATTATGTTCTAATATAGTTGGGAGCGTAGTGTATTTATGTTAAAATAAATACATTATCATTATTTATTGATTACATGAGCCCGGATGATCTGGATTTCTGGCTGTAGTGGTCATCGCCCGCAATCTTGCGAGTCAGCTCGCCGCCACGGACCCAGCCATCCATCGCCAAATCTTCGAGACGGGTTTCAGGCAAGGTCTGGTCATCGGCCGGGTTCATGCGGTAATCCATGAACGACTTGGACATGATGGTCCCCACACTCTTTTTCTCGTTACTTCGGTCGCCCTGCATGAGCTGGGATTCCAGCTTGGGGTCGCACGACCCGCGGCCTAAATAGGGAATTGTCAAAAAGGGACGCGTCTGGTTTTGCAGCTTTTCCAAGCTTCGGGTCTGCTCGACGCCGGAGAAAGAGAGCTTGGAAGATTCATCCACAACAGAACCGCCTAAATGCGAGCCGGCGGTCGTCATCGTGGGAAAAGATGTGGCGAAATCGATGTGGCGGCCCGCAGCGGGGTCGGTGAAGAAGTTGGCTGTATAGTAATCTTGGTGCTTGTTGTTTAAAACGTCGCGCTGAGACTGGACGGCCGAATCGAGCCCGATGCGGCCAGCGTTGAATAAGTTAGACGACATTTTCTGTATATAATAGTAAAATACCAAATCATAATCAGCTATATTCCCTGTATTAATTGGTGTGTCTATCTAAATTGCGGGCGCAGGCGAACTGGTTGCCCTCTTTACACGAAATCATGCTGCCAAAACAGAATTCGGCGAAGCCTTTTTGGTCATTAGGGATGGTGGTATTCGGCATGGAGTAGAACGGCTGCATCGACCGTTCGAAAGAATACTGTTCTCCTAAATCATTAAACAGCTTGTCGGCAATGTCGGGATTCCCCGGATTGCTCTCCCGAACCAACTGCTTTGCTTGCGACAAGACCGACTCGCTGACGGCTTTGTTGTACATCGGCGGCGCGGGCTTCTTATTCACATTGAAGTCGTAATCATTCATCAACACATTGCTAAATGGATTTTCGGGAGAGGGCTGGTCGAACACGTCGTCCGGAATTGAAATGTCCTGTTCGGCTAAAGAATCGCGGACAACTTTACTGCCGAATTTCTCCAGCGTACTGTCCCCCGATTTTTGACGATACATTAAAAATATTGCGCCCACAGTTAGAGCGCTGACGATAATCGTGCGAATATTTCGCGTGTATATAAACAGGAGTATTGTGATATAGACAACCATACGGGTGACGGCGTTCATTTTTCGGGAGAGAGACATATCGCTTGAGGGGAATATTTCGGTCAAATAGTCGGGTCGTAACAATACATTCGGGTCTACTGCCCAAAACGGCACATCGGGTTTTATTTCTTCTACATTATTGGTATCTTCAGTTGTCATATTCATATATTACATGGTGAGACGCTTTTTCACACATTTATTATCTATCTGCATCGTCTCGCATTTTTGTGTGTGCGGCACGATTTTCAGGATACACTTTGATTTCTCGCCGTAAAGAGACTCGGTGCAGCCATTTTCCTTCTTTTTCGTGCGGCGGCGCGTTATTGATTTTGCACATCTGGCCCTAAAATGCTCGTATCTCTCCCGAACCAGTTCGAAAGTAAGCCCCGAATCCTTGCCCAACATCCGATTCACATGCTCGTGCAGCGCGTACATATACCGCGAAAACGAATCCCGCGATTTCATGTGTGCCATGGTTATTGGAAATTTGCGTAGAGTTTTCGTTAGATTCTTGCGGCATTTTCCACACGGCAACACATTGCGCAAGCTCAACACGAAATTGAGGTAATCGTGTTTCTGCTGAGTGGTGGGTTCGACCGGGTAGTTAAAACTCGTCGTGTGCAGGAAATGCCACATGCCCGGCCCCCATATGGTTGTTAACATGCCATCGTTGCTATTGTAATCTTCGGAACTGTATGGCGACAATACCGACTTTTCTCTGCGGGAAAAAGACATTCCTTGCTATAGTGTTTTTACACATTATTAAAGGGAACCTAGGTTCCCTTTAAGACCCTCCTATTCCAGAATAGACCTTTTAACTAAACGCCTAAGACAAGTAGGTTAATGTATCAGTAGTCGTAAATGCCCAATGCTTCACACGCATCTCTCAATTCATCTTCGGTTAAATGCGGCTGATATAACCGAATATGTTCAATGTCCATAACATACGCCTCTTCAACCGTTAATCGTTTGGGATCCATAATGTATTTTGCACAAAACTCAGCAGTCAAATGCTTCTGTGTTCTCAATATGATTCTATAGTCGATGTATTTAGAATACAACGCCAACAATCCCAGCGGAAATGTATTGTTTTTCAAATCTTTGTTTGAAGTTCTTAAATCCACAACATAATTCTCATAACGCAATAATCCATTCATTTTAATTAGTTTATTTTTATGTTTATTCTTTTTATTTCCGTTATTGTTAGTGTTTGAAATTTCAATAATTTCAAAAACTTTTTCATTTTTTACCAATTTTACAACCCTAACAGTAGTTCTCCTTTATTTTACTTTTTAACGATCGTCTCTTTCACCACCTCCTCGCGATTCTCCATGATAAACATTCCGACCTCCGCCGCTTTCTCCGCATTGCCGTCAAAGTAGTTCGACAATGAACTAATCAAGCTCACCTTCGATATCGGTTTCTTCGCCTTCGTCTTTTTATACATCAGCTGCCCGTCTTTTAAGTCAAACACATCTATCTCCATGCTCTTCATCACCGTCATCAACTGCTCCGACATTTGTTTTTTCTCTTTGCGGCGCGACGACATTTCTTTTTGCAACGCACTAATTTCCCCGTCGATACGCACCCATTCTCGGACGGCGGCGACTAATTGAGCTTTTGTTTCCATTTTATAGAGTTATGCACACATTTGTTTATTTTTTTTGTGATATAATAGTTTATAACGGGGATATGATATTCACACATAAATCGAAGGCTTTATCCAGACCACTTTTAACTCCTAATCCGATCCGGCGTGAGCAGCCTAATCCGATTCGCCGGGAACAGCCTAATCCGATCCGGCGTGAGCAGCCTAAACCGGCAACTCCGCAAGAGGTGAAAGCTACAGCAAAACCAATGCGATGGGGGGCGCCCACTTGGCTTTTTTTTCACACTTTAGCTGAAAAGGTACGCGAAGACCAGTTCCCTCTCATTCGGGGACCACTTTTAAACATGATCAGCAATGTTTGTGCTAATTTACCCTGCCCCGATTGTGCAAAACACGCGCGCGAATACATGGCCAAGATTAACTTTAATGCGATACGCACTAAAGATGATTTCAAAGAACTGTTTTTCGGGTTTCACAACACCGTCAATGCGCGCAAAGGATTTCCCATCGCCGATAAAACCGAACTCGACAAATACGCGCAATATTCGCTGGTCAGCGTGATTACGAATTTCATGCATTATTTCGAGAACCGGCACATGAGCCCGCGACTCATGTCGGACGACTTTTCCCGGCGCCATACTGCTGCGAATATTAAACAATGGATTACGGCAAATATGGCGTCGTTCCACAATTAATTAATGTAATTGCATAGAAGCAAAGGGATGGTGCCCCTACTACGTGATTGTATTCACGAACTTCTCCAAGTTCTTCTTATTCACTTTCGCCTCATACGACATCACCTTGCTCTTGCCTTCATTTTCCAATACGCCCTTCACCGTCGGGAACGACGCAATATCGTACTTATCCATCAACGCCTTTATTTCGGGAGAAGAATCATCAGTGCAATCCATATCCACACATGTAACCTTGAATCCCTTTACAGTCTTGCCATCATACTGTTTTTTAAAATCGTTCCACTCTGGAGCGGCAGTCTTGCAATGAGGACACCAATCGACGTGGAAAAAATAAATCGTCAAATTGCCGCCTAAAGGCATATCCGTCGTTTTTTGGTCATTACCTGTATTCCCCCATTTCATAAATGCATAATAACTGATGATTCCAATCAATACCACAAATATTGTAAGTAATATAACGGTTTGATTAGGCATAATAAACCGTTGATACAGCAATCCCAAAAAACGTGACATAGTTATATATATCTACGTCGCATAATAATTACCTGGGTTCTTACGAATCGAGCCACGCGATTTTCTTCGTCTCTGCATTTAACTTACCTACAACACTAGGGTTCTCCATGCAGCGCAACACATCTTCCGTGTTATACACATTATTGTTCTTGTCCAAATAATACACAATGCCGCCGATATCCTCCACTACCAACTCCACATTCTGCTTCGCACATTCCTGAGCCAACGCTTCGCCGCCATTAATCATCCCATGCGGGGTTCCTTTGTAATGCGTCCCGCAAAACTCGCAGTCATCGCGCCTTCGGCGCGTGCATTGCTCTCCATTTGCACGCTTTGCATTGCACCGGTTGCTTTGAGGTATTGCATTCTTCACCCGCTTTCGTCGCACGAAATCTTCCTTGTCCAATAATAAACGATCATACTCCGTAATAAATTCCGCCAAATCCTTCATCTTCGACTTATCCACGTCCATTCCGATAATCTTCTGGCGAATATCCGCCTTGAACGCCGCAACATATGCTTCGATTTTGATGTTAATACGCTTCTCCATCTTTATATTGGTTTGGAATATGTGTTTTATAGTTGGTATGATAGACTTGGTGTGGCTTACTGTTTAATTCAATTTTTTATATTAGTTATTGGGGAATAATATAAAGAGAAGAACGCGTTTTACCTCTGCTTTTGCAGAATATACAAGTGTTGGTGGTCGTCCCTCGACCATTGTTTGACGTCGAACTTGCCGATCATCGCAAATCCGCATTGTTTTGCGATTTTCAGAATTGTTTCGGGAGAGTCCATCCACATGGCCAGCTCGTGCTGTCTCATGTGCCCCGACGCCGTGTCGGTGAATGTCTCCCGGAATGTTGCACTTGCGACTTTCGACGCGACAAACTCCGACTTATACGTGAAATCGTCGAAATCCACCAGCGTATCCGTGATTCGCGCCCCCTTCTTCGGCTGGCCACTGCCTACCAGAGGTTTGGCGGCAGGCACGATCGGGTCGAACTTGTCGGGTTCCACTAAATGAATGCACAAATACCCGTACGGCTGCAACCACGTGGCGAAATTGCGCAGAATCGCGTGTTTGTCTTGGTGGCGATAGATTGAAAAATTGCCCATCGCTATATGCGTGAATGTCGCTTGCTCGAACGCCATGGGCTGTGTAATATCCGCCACTTTGGTTTTTGCGGAGGGGTGTATCTCCCGACTTTTGGCAATCATATCTCGCGAAGAATCGACCCCAAAGGTGCGCTCAAACCCGCGCTTATTCAGGGTTGCGACCAGATGCCCAGTGCCGCAATTGGCGTCGAGGATTACGCTGTTTTGCTTGTCGGGCTGGGTTGCTAATATAGCATCTGTTTCGATGGGGGCCAATACGTCGGGCTCGAATATTTTATCGTATATGTCCGCATAAAAATCGTCGAATATCGCATTCGCGCCGCACTTATACACGAACTTGTCCTGTTGCTCGAACCCCTCGCCCGAATGCGTCATCTGGGAAAAAAGCCGTTTATTTTTTATCATCAGATACGCTAAAACCGCCGCCAATATCACCAATATTTTTAACAATACATCATTCTGGGCTGTACTCATAATAAATTTCAATAAACTCATTTGTAACTTATTCGTATTCTTATATTATCGAGACAAATTCGATTGGAAACCCTTAAATGATGAATTTTAACTCTCCCAAATATACAACACATCCACTAATATTTTCTATGATTCGGTAAATTAATGCCGGAGGCTAAGGGAGGTTCGTCCAAGGTAAGCGTATTGGTGCGTTCGCACCAATCGCGCATATGTGCGCAAGTCAGTTGGCAAAGCCAACCTGACCAGCGCTTAAACCGTAGGTTCCTGGAGAAAATTGAACGGGGCATTAGTATATAAGTGTGCAATTACAAGATAAATATATCGAGGCATATTATACAACAACCGAACAATACACGTATGGCGGCATCAAATAAAACAAAAGAGTTTGAGAGGATTGCAGCGGTGTATTTAGACAAAATGTTAAATGCATCACCCAGAGGCGTGGGCGAAGAAATGGAGATTCGATTTGGTAAGAATAATTGGACCGACGCCCAAATTACCAAAATCGACTACGACAATGTTGTGAAGACGCTGATTTCCAACGGATTTCGCAACGAAGACTTCAGCCAGGCGTTTGAAAGCCAGGGGTTTGAAGGCCAAAACCATCTTCGCATCAACTGCGAATTCACCGACCCCAACACCGGACTTCGCAAAACATCCCATGTTCGCGCCGATATTGTGGGCACTGACCTCATTTCCGCCTACTGCAAGACCAACAGCATCCAGTCTCTGCTGAATATGCCATCCACCGCATCCGCCGTCAAAGAAAAAATCAAATTCACGCAAAAAACCCCGGTGTTGGACCCCGAAGGCAAGCCCATTGCCATGGTGAATTTCGATGACCATAATTTCCGCGTCGATATAAAAACCGAACGCGACTACTCCGCGTTTTCCAACGTGAGTCGCCGCATCATCGATTCCTGGGCGGACTCCAAGAAATCCTTCCGATATTTGAACCGCGTACGGCTGAAACACCATACATTGCCCGTATTTGCCGATCTTAGCATTTTACAGAAATCCGCCACCTATAAATACATCCCCATTATGAAATACACCATCCAAGAAGCTGGCGTATTCGAAACACCTGCATCCTATGAAATCGAACTCGAAGTCGATCCTACACATTGGACTCTACAAAGCATCGTGAATAATCTGCGCGATGGCATGTATAACCGTGAAACGGCGATCGCTAAATTCATGACCGAGATGCGGTCCGCTATCCGCATCGTCATGGGCGCACTGCAAGACACTATGTATCCCACCGGCAACTCTGAACAAAAATCGATTGCCCTGGAATATATGCAGCTGGTTCACGGAAAAGAGTACGAACCGCGCAAAAATACCCGCGTATTTGCCTACGATTTCGTCGGCCCATCCTCCGTCACCTTGCAGCTCGAACACGTCGCCGCGCCAAACGAGAAGTCGTTGGTCCCCAACATCCGCAACAATTATTGTGTTACCGAAAAGGCCGACGGCGAGCGCAAGCTGATGTTTATCAACGACAATGGCCGTATATATTTCATCGATTCCAGCATGCGCATCAGTTTTACCGGCTGCATCACCGGCGAAAAAGAACTATACGGGTCGCTGTTTGACGGAGAACACATTAAGCACAATCGACAAAAACAATTCATTAACCTATACGCCGTGTTCGATGTATATTACATTCACGACAAATGCGTGAGAGACCTGCCGTTTTACATTGCCGCAGAGGGCGCCATAGATGCGAAACAACGCATGAAACTCATGAACCGGTGCGTTGAAATACTTAAAATCGCGCCCATCACCGGCAACACCGGGTGCCCGATTCGCGTCGAATGCAAAATGTTCTATATCAGTAACGACGCAGATTCAATCTTCAAGTGCAGCGATACAATCCTGGCCAAATCCCGCACTGGGCTATTCGAATACGAAACCGACGGGCTGATTTATACCCCCGTACATTTGGGCGTCGGCGCCACGCGCGATGGCGTTCCTCTGTCCGAATTGCCGAAGACAAAACGCACGTGGGAATGGTCGTTCAAGTGGAAGCCGCCCGATTTTAATACCGTCGATTTCTTAGTCACGAATAAACTCGACAAATCCGGCAATCCCGAAATACACACCACCGTCACTGCGGTGGTCGATGAAAACGGCGAAGAAACCAAACAAATGATTACCTATCGCGCGTTCATCCTGAATTGCGGGTTCAACCGCAAAACCGACGGGTACATTCAGCCGTGGCAAGACATATTGGACGATAAATTGTCGGCACCCACCGACGATAAAGAGAAAGATGTGTCTTATCTCCCGACCCAATTCGTCCCCACCAGCCCCTACGACCCTATGGCCGGCATCTGCTATCTTCCGCTATCCCATCCGCGGGTGGGCGCGAAAGCGCAGGACACGTTTGCCGAAACGGGCGAAATCGTGCGCGAAAACACCATCGTCGAGTTCAAGTTTGACCTGCAAAAAGAAGGCGCGTTCCGATGGATTCCCCTGCGCGTCCGCCACGACAAAACGTCGCAACTGTTGAACGGAATGGCCGAATACGGCAACGCGTTCCGCACCGCCAACAGCAACTGGCGGTCTATCCACAACCCTATTTCCGAAGACATGATATGTTCGGGAGAGAGAATCCCCGAACTGGTGGAAGACGAAGACGTGTATTACGCCGATTCCGTCGCCGATACCATGACCCAGGGGTTGCGCGATTTCCATAACCGATACGTGAAACGCTCGCTGATATTAGCGGTCTCGCACAAGAACCAGACCCTCATTGATTTCGCGGTTGGCCGCGCAGGCGATTTGTCTAAATGGAAAGACGCCGGGCTAGGCTTTGTATTCGGCGTGGATGTGGCGAAGGCCAACATCGAGAACCGCAAATCCGGCGCATGCGCTCGCTACATCGATATGTATCGCTCGTCGAAGGGGCTGTTTAGCGCTGTATTCTTGCGCGGAAATTCGGGGCTGAACTTGCGCGACGGCGCGGCATTTACCACCGACAAAGAGAAAACGGTGGCCAAAGCTGTGTTTGGAACGGGGCCGAAAGATCGCGGTGTCTTGGGCGCAGGCGTGTTCCGAAACTTTGGACAGGGCAAGGAGGGATTTCACGTGTCGTCCGTGCAGTTTGCGCTACACTATTTCTTCGAGAACGAATACACGCTGCACGGGTTCTTGCGGAATGTGACCGAATGCACGCGCATGGGCGGATATTTCATCGGCACGTGTTATGACGGGAAGACCGTGTTTGATTTGCTGAGCAAAAAGATGAACGGCGAGCCACTGACCATCACGAAATCGGGGCACAAGATGTACGAACTCACCAAAAAATACGACGAGACGGCGCTGCCTGACGACGAACAGTCGCTGGGGTTTGCGATAGATATGTATCAAGAGAGCATCAACAAGACATTCCAGGAATATCTGGTGAATTTCGTGTTCTTAACGCGCATGATGGAGAATTACGGGTTTGCACTGGTCAAAAAGGAAGAGGCCAAACACATGGGTCTTCCCAATGGCACCGGCATGTTCAAGGAACTCTACGTGCAAATGATGGACCAGATTAAGCGCGATCCGGGGGCCAAGGATAACTACCGGTTTGCGCACACGATTACGGAGGAGGAAAAGACGATTTCGTTCATGAACCGGTATTTCGTGTTCAAGAAGGTGGCGCAAATCCAGAACCCGGAGAAAATCGCCAAATACATTGCCGTGCGCAAGGAAGACGAGGAATTGCGCGAAGACGACGAAGAAGGCGAGTTTATCGTGAGCGGCCGATCACAGACATTTGGCTTGGAGAAAAAAGAGGACGCAATTGAAGCGAAACCATTCATACGAAGAATTGGCATTCACAAATTCTTTATAACAGGTAAGAAAGTAGCGGAAGTGGTTGAAGACGTACCTCAACCACAGCCTAAAAAGATGACGATACGCATTCCAAAGAAATAGACATAATATTAATCAATAATATTCCAATAATAACCATTATGGAGGTCGCCTGATTCTGCATACTTTTCAATGAACGATATATCCTTTTGTTTATATCATTTATTTTATATAATAAATAAATTTCTATATCTATACCCTTTGTGATTTTTAGACAAGGGTTATAGATTGGAACTATACACCCTTTGTATAAGGGTGTGTGTTTTATGTGCTCCCTTTGTTTAAGGGTGTGTGTTTTATGTGCTCCCTTTGTAAAGGGGTATAAGTTAAACTTAACACATTTGAAATGAAAAATACATCACGATTATGCAATGACATCGCCGTATTTGGCTATAATTTTTTCGCGCATTTTTCCCAAAGACACGCCGATGTCTTCGTCCTCCGGAATAGAGTAGTCCAGTGCGCATCGTGTATCCGCGGTTCTTCGTTCAAACACGATGCTCGGGATTCCGTTCCTTATTCCATATCTGAAATACTTCGGGAGAGGCTTCTCCGCCTTTGTGGGAAATATTCCCTTTTCCAAATCTGCCGCCACCTTGTTCGCCGCCGCCAATTTATCCATGATACTTACCTCTTTCGACTTTGAACTCTCCCATGTTCGCTCCAGCACCGGATTTTCCACCGTAAAATATTCGCGCGTGAGACCCTTTTCTTTGTTATACGTGTTCAAATAATATATCACATACTTACGCATCATATCCTGCGCAATTCCTTCCGGCAACGGTCTGGCAATGCTCTGTCTCTCCCGCTTTGTTCCAGGCGCAATGCCCTTGCTATTCTGCTCTTGCATTTTGCGGTCCGCAATGCGGAGATTATCCATGCGATTGTTGAGCGGGTCGCGGTCGATGTGGTCGATACTAATTTTAGATGTGCCTTTGCCGTTTCCATATACACCAGTTACTATTTGATGTATAGCCATGGCCTGACCACCAATGCGTCCTTGTATATACCCATTGCCTGAAATATACCATGATACCTTTTTATTGTCATTCAGATTGACTTCATGCTCTCGAATTTTCGACATAGCTTCGTCACACAATAAACAAAACGCATCGGTTTCACAGTACATAACAATTGTCTCCAATCCATCGCGCTTTCTCACACATCTCCACTTGGGATTTTTCAAATATCCAGCTGTTTTACCCGCATTGCTGCGATGACCTCCCATGTATTCCACAACGTCATACAGTCCATCCATTATCATTCTCTCCCGAATATCGTGTGGTTCAGATACCAAATCTTCGCTCACGATAACCTCGCGCTTCTTTCGTGTAGTAGTTGTAATAGTAGTTTCCATTATGGGGGTGTTATGATTACTATTATCATACCCCTTTTATATTTATTTCAATTTAATTGTTTATTGCGAAACACGCGGCGATACGCCGGCCTTTCCGGACAGCGTAAAACCTGTGGCATTCATGTTATTATGATATTGACATGAATTTTTGTAATATTTTCGTGTTTTCATGGATTCGGCGTTTAATTTGAATCGGTTAATCGTGAATGTTTCCACCCACGCCGGATCGTACCTTAAGCGTGCTCAGGTTGCTTATACCTTCATCACACACCGATAACTTTGCGATCTCTGAACCCGCACCATTGACTAGCAAATCGTCTTTAGGTGCTGAGCGGCGGATTGCCCAATCCTCAACATTATTACCATACCCGAGTTCTATTCTCGGCCATGCGCATGTTTCCATGACGCATTTGGTAGTTGAGGCTCTAAGGGGTTTCCCGCAACCAGTTTATCTTGCCCTTGTTTTCTCTCAAGGACTAGCAATTGACTTATACCAGGAGTCTAACTGAAGTTTCCACAAACATTTCCTGGTTGTTTGTGGCAGATTGCTTTTCTGCACTGTGAGTTTTAACAAGAAACTAATAGTGCGAACATTCTCAATAAACCGATGGGGGCGGTTATTTGAATGATTCGTTTTATTAGTTTGTTGGTAAAACCCGTTAATGCTACGCCGGCCATTCCGGATAAGACACGAAGTATATTATAATTTATGGCGTATACTCTCACTTTGGCTGTATTCGTGTTTGCCACAGCGCCCGCGGAGAGGACAAGCATGAGGGTAGCGTTGTCGATGCGGGAGAAGTTGCAGGTGCCGGAGGGTTGGTGCTCTTCGGGCTTCAGGGCGAAAGAATAGACGTTGATGCCGGTATCGGGAGCACGGGTGTGGTGCTGGAAAGGCTGGACGACGTCGAAGTAAGAACCTTCACGCTCGGAGAAGCGGTCCTGGCCGTTAAGCTGGAGCTTGGCGGTGATGACGGGGTTCTCGCCCCAGCAATGCATGTCGAGGGCGGTTTCGGCGAGGACGAAAGAGCCGGCATCAGACACACCAGAGACATTGGACGCGCCGAAGATGTGCTCTCCGCCAGCAAGCCCGTATGAGTTAGATGCGAGAGCACTGTCAGCTCCATCATTGAAAAGGCCTGATGCATTGATGAACGAATTGGAATCAGCGGCGGTAGGGCCAGCAAAGACGTGGATGGCGTTGGGAAGAGCATCGATGGCGTCGGTGTAGTTGAACGGCTGAGAGCCGAGGGTCTTGTAGAGAGTAGAACCGCCGGTCAATGAGTCGCAGTAATCGACGTTGGAATCGGGCTGGACGACCCAGATGAGCTCCTTGCAGGGATGGTTGAAGTTGAGCTTTATTTTATTACTGGACGACCCAACCGACTCATCGCCGGTAAATTGCAGCTGCTCGATCAAATATTCATGAGGGTTCTGTGCGAACTTTCTGCGCTCATCGGTATCAAGGAAGATATAGTCGATGTAGAGAGAAGCAGCTACGAGAGACTGCTGGTAAGCCTTGGTGACACTGACTGAGCCATCGGTGGCATCCAATTGACCAGCAGCCCACAAGCACTCGCCAATGGGTCTGATGTCGAGGTTAATCTTGACTTCGTGATACTGTACGAATCACTTATACCCCTTCTTTCGAAGTATTTACGCAGGGAACCGATGGTTCCCCTGCGACTCTTCATTTCACTGCAAGTCTGTGAAAGAAGTAGTCGCAATAAAGCGGGACTAGACTATATCTTAAGGAATCATTGTGTATGATTAATACACTCTTCCCCATAACCATTTAGTCGTTGAACCTTCTCCATACTCTTATCATAACGAGGTTAGGAGCTTGGCTGCTGATCATCTATTTAAGATGCAATTGCATCTACATACGGGGCATTTTCACCATATTTGAGTTGTGTTCTCAACCATCTTAAACTTTCGTGTAAGACTTGGTAGCCCGGTAGGGGGAACCCATGGTTCCCCCCTACGACCCCCTTCCTTATTTTTTGAAAGAAAGGAAAGGGGTCGTAGGGGAAAACTACGTTTTCCCTACTTTTTACGTCTTTAAGAGTTTCCAGCAATTTGGATATGTCGCCGCAAGGTCAGTGCTGAATTTAATTCAACACTGACACGCGACTAGCATCTGGGTTTGATGAAACGGACTTTCATCCCGAGACCACAACATATTTTGCCTAAAGCAGGGCTCGGATGCTTTAGGATGGATACTTTTCTGCCCTACAGATTTTAAGGCGATGAGAGGGAGGGCGAGACCGGGGTTTCTGCAGAACCAGAACTGGAGAGGAACGTAGAGGGTGGTCTCGGGGAGGGCCTTGCGGGGAGCGCACACCTGGGCGGGGCCAGAACTAGAAGCGCAAGGAGCGTTGATGTCGGCGAAATCGGGGTCGGTGATATAGACCAACTGGGTAGTGTGTCCAATCATCTTGAAGTAACCGCGCTGCTGCTCGGAGGTGAGGGTGAGCTGGTTCCAGATGTGCATCCAATCACCGTACTGGCGATCGATTCTCTGGCCACCAATCTCGACTTCGACCTGAGCGATGAGCTGCTCGCCGGGGAAATCTAACCAACGGGCATAGACGCCGACATCGGCGCCACTACCATTTTTGAGGTCCTGGTTGATCTCGGGGAGGGTGACCTGGAGATAAGTGCGGTAAGCCAAATCGCCGTTGCGACTGATGGTGCAGGTGACACGGCGACCAAAATCGGCCTGACCGGAG